TTTCCTTCCTTTTCTTTTATTTCTTCTTTTACCCCACTGAAATTTCTTTTTACTTTTTCAAGAGTTTCATTTCTCTTTTGAACTTTAGCAAGTATAGATTTTTGTTCTTCATTTAATTTAGATTTTTCTTCTTCTAATTCATCAACTTTACCTTCAAGTTCTGTAACTTCTTCATCTGTTAAATCTTCATCAGAATTTAATTTTTCTAATATTTCTTGAAGTTCTCCATCTATTCCTGTTAGTCTTTCTTTTACTTCTTCTAAAGTCATTTTTAATTTTCCTCCTTCAATAACTTTATTTTTACTGCTAATGTTTTACGTTTTAGCATACGTCTTCTTTCTAATGTTTGATTTTTACACTTCTCCAAGTGCTCTTTTTCGGCCTCCACCTCAAAGTAGGATCTTGCATAGACAGAAGTTGTATCATAAGCAGGAAACGTGACTACACTTACATCAAATAGTCTTTCAATTCCTGTGATACTTCTTAAGTGGTTTTCTTTGTCATAACTTTCACCATCTTCGGAAGTTATAAAACAAAAAGACATCTTATCGAAGTAACCACCTTTGATTTCTTCATAAGCCTGTCTTCCTTGTTCTGTTCCGCTTAGGTCAGCTCTAACAAATACACCTGTATCATCAATAGAAAGCTTTAGTGTTCCATTTTTAGTTCTTGCTAAAGGCTTTCCAGAATGATCAATATTTAAAACTACATCATCCATTTGACATTTATCAAATGCACTTCTCATTATTTGCTCTTGATAATCAATACCATCAAATGAGTACATCGTTGTAGGTTTTTCAAATACCACAGCATATCCTTCAATTATCATCTTTCCTTCTTGCTCAGATGCTCTAAATTGAAAATGCCTGTATTCTCTATCTTTACTTACCATCTTCTTTATACTCCTTTCCATTATGTAAAATAAAAACAACTTCTTTATCTTTGTAAGTTGTTTCTTTTAACATTTTGATATATTTTTTAGAATGTACACCTTCTAACTTAATTTTTTCTGGTTCAGTCTTCATTTCCTGATTCGTTGTTGGTTTCATTATTATTCACCTCCTCACTTAATTTTGTTACTTCTGCATATTCTTTACGAATATATCTTTTATTTTCACTTTCTGGAACATGTGCTAAATTCCAGATATCCATAACTTGATTAACATATAATATTCCCCTATCAAATAATTTTTCAGACACTTCTAATTTTGTTTTGTTACTGATAAATTGTAATTTTGTACTTTCTAATACAACTTTAAGACCTTTCTCTATATCCCATGAACTAATAATCATATTTGTAAGAACTTGACTGATTTGTATAGCAATTGGTTCTATTACATCTTCATAAAATAGATTCCATTGATCTTCTGTTGCTGTATTTTGAAGAATAGCTTCTGATATATGAAAATAGTTATAAACATTATTACTTATTTGTTCCATTTGTTCTTTATCAACAATAAATGGTTTACTATCAACTTTTGTTACTTCTGCATATTTCCCATCAAATATTAATACACCACCATTGTTTTCAACAGACAATTGTTCTTCTTTTAATCTTTTTTGTTCTTTCTTAATTGATTCGTCATTCTGAACAACTCCTAGTCTTGCTAAGAAACGAATCATAGCACTGCTTTTAATTCCTTCTTTAATACCTTGTTCTTGAGTATCAATTAAATCCATAGTAGAATCTAATGCAGCATTTGTTTCTCCAGAATATTCATTTTTATAATAATATTTTTTTAGATGTCCTACTCTATCATACTCAATAGCATATTCAACATTTTGTATCTTATAAATCAAATATTCAACGCCTTCATACTCAACAATTTTACTTCCGCTTGACCTAACTGGATAATATCCAACAATTAAATCTGGAAAGTCATCACTGTAAACAGGAACTATATAAGCATTATTTTCAACAATTAATATGGTTACTAATCTATATAAAAATTGTTGAACAGTCATTAACTTATTAGGTTTATTTGAAATAATTTTACTCAATCTATTGTAGTTTTTATTTCCTAATATGGTAGGATTTAATTTACTACACTGTGTTGCAATCTTATCAATACAAGACCTTGTTAATGCCATTTCATAAAGACCACCATCATATGATTTAAATATAGGACTATAACCTGTTAATAATTTAAATTCATTAGTTAATCTTCTTATTCCTATTTTTTCTTTTGCTCTTTTAAAAATTGCCATTTTTAATATTTCCTTTCTACATATTTAAAAAATCGTCATAATGTCTTTGGAAAACTACATAAGCATCAATCAATGACATTGCTCCATCAATTCTTTGCTTTTTATTTTTTCCTTTAACAGGACGAATATTTTCATTTTTATCCGTTTCAATTTGTGTATTAGATAAACACCATTTTAAAATTGGATTATTATTATAATTTATTTCTTTTGACTCAAGTTGAGCAGCTAATATTTTCATCGGAGTTGATAGTGTACGACTTCCTTGAATAACTGTTTCAAGTACATATCCGTTTTGTTTCATTTCTTCCAGCCATTGATTAGCTCCCCATGGATCATAACCCACCCACAATGTATATATTCCGTATGTGTCTCTTAATTCATTAAACCAAGCTACTACATCTGAAAAATTAACCATACTTCCTTTTGAATAATTAATCAAACCTTTTTGTTTCCATACATTATAAGGAACTTTATCTTCTTGTATATGTTGTTCTGCTCTATCTTCTGGAATAAAATATTTTTGTGCTAAATAAAGATTTTGTTCTTTTCTTATTAGACAACTTGCACAGGTCAAATCTCCTACACTTGATAAGTCTACGCCCCCTATTCCATAACAATTTCTTAAATCTTCTAATTTAAATTTAGATTCATTATTTATTACTTCAAAGGTTAGCCAAGAACCTACTGCTGTTTCTCTTATATTGAAATCCTTTGTTAAAACTGTAGGTAAATAATTTCTATCATTTTTTGCTCTTTTAACTTGCTCTTTTAAATAATCTAATCCTTTTATTGTTCCTAATCCTGGATTTGCTTTTATCCATTTTTTTTGATTAGTCCATTCTTTTTTATTATCTAATTCATAAATAAATGGAATAAATCTCTCATCTTCTGTTATTCCATTTAAAACATTTTCAGATAATTCATATTGAGAATCATATATATTCTCTCTAATAAATCCTGCTGTTGATATAGAAAATAATAAAGGTTGTTGTCTTGCCCCCATAGATTGCTTAGAAACATCGTAAATATTTCTATCTTTCCAAGCATGCATTTCATCTAATATTCCACAATGCATATTTAATCCATCTAGTGTGTTTGAATCGCTTGATAATGGTTCAAACGTACTAAATGTTAAGTCCACATATAAATCACTTTTTCTTTTTCTAATATGTTTTTTTAATAATGCACTTTGAGAAACCATATTTTTAGCTTCTTCAAATACAATTTTAGCTTGATCTTTTTTTGACGCTATACAGCATACTTGTGCTCCGCCTTCACCATCTGCAAATAACATATATAATCCTATTGCAGATAATAAAGTGGATTTTCCATTTTTACGAGCAACAACTATAAATACTTCTCGATATTGTCTAAATCCTTTTTCATCAACAAACCCAAATACTGTTTGAATTATAGCTTTTTGCCATAAATCTAAAATAACAGGTTTCCCTGCCCATTGTCCTTTTGAATGTTTGCAAAATCTTTCTATAAATTCAATTGGTCGATTTGCTTTTTCAATGTCAAAATGATATTTACCTGGATTATTTAAATCATATACAATTTTTTCATATACTTTTTTTATTTTTTCACATACTTCTATTTTTCCACTCTTTATAAGATTATAGTATGCTAATATGTAATTCATCGTTTAATAAACTCTTCTAATTCATCTGGAAGTTCAGGATCGTCTGGATTGTTTGTTCCAATTTTAACTATTTCACACAATTGCTTAATTACAGTTTGATAAGATTTAACTGTATCTCTATAATCTTTTAATAGTGGATTAGACTTTGTGAATTGCTGCGAAGCATTAATTATCTCAATTGTAAGTTCTGATTCTTTTATTTGCTTTTCCATTATTTCAGCTAATACCATTAAAAAAGCAGCTCTTTTATTTAACCGCTTAATAATATGATCTTTTTCTTTTATATTAGTCAAAAATAATTTACATAATTTATTGTATTCATAAGTAATCCTGGATTGCATATTTGAACTAGGACTTTTATTTTTAACTTTTTCTTTTATTTCCTTATCTTTTTCTATTTTTTTCTTCATTTATCTTTCTCCTTACCCCCCCTCACACGATTTTTCTCATTCCGGGGTCAAAAAAGGTTCATCGCGCGGTTTATTTATAAATCACTCTTCTTTTGAAATAGGGGGTATATCTAATATTTCTATAGCAACAATACTAGGAGTATTTATAAACAAATCTGTGTTGTCTTTTGTTCTCAAGTATATTGTACTTCCTTCATCTATTGATTTAACCAGCTGTTCTTTATCTATCTTCTCTTCAAGTTCTATGTCCATGTAAGACATCTGATTCCATACTCTTATCTTCATCTTTGAACTAAGTTTCCCTCCTTATCAAATTTTAAATTATCTACTGTTGCTGATACACCCTCATGAATTAGTGCATGACATTCTCTACATACAGGCATAAGATTATGCTCATCTAATGTTATATATGGATCATTAATATTACTTGGTGTAAGCCATATAATATGATGAACAATTTCGGCTGGATTCTCTTTACATTTCTGACAAATATAATTATATTTTGCCATTACATAATCTCTTGCTTTTATCCAGTTTGTAGATTGATAAAACTTTTTAGCAAAATCTTTTGCCATATATTCCTCCAAAAGAAAAGAACATTGTGTCATTCCAATGTTCTGAATTGAGGTGCTGCTATTAATTAGCAGTATTGAATAGATATAATTTCGGTTTTGATTATTCTTTGTGTTTCTATAAGCAAATAATCAAATCTTATAGAATTTCACCTGTTTTTTCTTTTCGATTCATAGGTTCAGTGTTATCTTCACTTCATACCTTATATCTACTCAACACCACCAATTAAGGTGATGCACTGATAATATTTAGAAATTAAAATTAATATTACCTCATTTATATTAATTTCATTGTACCAATTATATTATTTATTTTTTGGTATGTAAATGGCACACTTTTTGCACACTTTTTGCATTATCAATTAATAATTAAATATATTAGAAAGCAAATCATTAGGCATTAAAAGGGCTTTAATTTCATTAATTAATCTAGTTTTATTTCTAGAAATTGTAGATGTATCTTTATTCATTTCTTCTGCAATATATTCTATTCCCTTATTTTCAAAATATTTTAATTTAATTATTCTATAATATGGATCATCTTTAAATTTTTTTAAGACTTTATCAACATATCTAATAAATACCTTTGTCCTATAAATATTTTGATTTAAACTTGAAATTGCATTTTCAATTAGTTCATTTTTATTTTCATGAACTACATTTTCAACAATTGATGTGATACTTCCAGACTTTTCAGGCAAACCATATTGTTTTAAATCTTGGAGTTGTTCTTCTCTATCTTTAATTGACTCTTTTATTTTATTGTAATTATATAATAAAGATTCTACATTTTTAAAAGCATTGTCTTTTTGTTTTATTAATCCTCTTTTTTCAAGTTCACTTAATACAATTTTAATAGTTTCTCTTTTTTCCGTTTCTTCCATCATTCACATGTCCTCTCTAATATTTCAATTAACATAGTTTGATGTTCAACTTGTTTTTCTAATTTATTATTTTTTTCTAACACCTTATCATATTGAATAGATGAGCATATTAATAATAACAAAAAAAATAAACTTAAAAGAAATAAACTATAACTAATATATTTATCTGGATTATCCCATATTTTATCTATCATTTTTTATTTCCTTTCTTTATAAAATTGAATATATCATTCTGTTTCCTTTTGATTTTGTTTTTTATAAGTCCCACCTTCATTAAAGAACCATTTTCCTATTTTACTTCTAGCTTTAAAAGCTTTTTGTTTTTCTTTATAATCTTTGAATTTTTCTTTATTAACCTTTTCAGCATAGTCCATCATTTCAATTCTTTTTTTATTTCCATTATCTAACATTCTTTTATACCTCTTTTCTTTCTAAATCTTTGACAAACCCCTATAAACTGACAAAGATTTCTATATTGCTTTTAAAATTGTCTTTTCCCTTTTATTTAAGAGTTATTAACATTTATTTTTATTTTTAAATCTTTGCTATAATTTACACATTTTCGTGAAAGTTTACATTTTTTCTCTATGAATGAATATTCCATCTTCTCTTCTTTCAGCAATATATATTGAATTATTGTTTTCTAATTCTTTATATGTTATTTCAAAATTGCTTAAATCATATTTATCTAATATTGCACATATCAATTTATAATCTTTAAAAAATAAATATTTGTCCTCTATATTTTTTATATTTTGTTTTATCATTTCTATTTCTTCTGCAATATTTTCTATTATCATTTATTTTCTCCTTAAACAACTTGGTATATCATATTTATTTAAATATTCTTCTAATTCCTCTACTGAACTTCTTTCACTATCTAATATAGGTATATTTCTTTCACTAAAGTAATCTCTTTCATCGTCAAAATTTATGAATAATACCCATTTTAATACTTTTTCTAAATCAGTATGAACACATAGATGATAATTTCTACTTACTCGATTTTGTATTTTTATAATTTTTTCTATATCTTTACTCATGCTTTCCTTCTTTCTTTAATTCACTTAGTTTTTCCCAGATAAAATATTTTATCAATGGGCTTAAACTATCATCTTTTAATTTATTTTTTAAAACTAGTATATTCCACTCTCCATTCATTTTTTATTCCTCTGGCATTTCATAAACTATTACATTTGTGGAAAATGGTATTATTTCAAAATTATTATCACAAGTAATAAATTCTTTATCATTCAAATCTTCATAGTAATCTTTTGCAGCTTCAAGGATTTTTGTTTCTAATATACATTTAGGTTTTAAATATAATAAGGTTTGAATTTTATTTTGTATTTCATTTAATACTTCTAATGCTCTTTTTTTTGATTTGTAATATCCTATAGTTGTTCCACATTCTTCAATTGCCCAACATTGACCTTCACTATCACTTAAATCATAAATGTCTAACATTTCTGCTAGTTTTAATGTTTCTTTATCTTGACTTCTAATCCATAGTTCCATATTACTCATCTACCTTTTCTACTAAATCTGCTTTTATTAGATCATACAATATATCAAGTTTCGAGCTATCAATACCTTCAATATATATTTCACCTTTTGTTATATCATCATAATCAGTATGGCTAACATCAAATACAACTCCTTCTTTCATATAAATTGCATAATGTTCTCCCATTTCGTAGTCATCATCTGCATCCCATTCTAAATTATATTTTTTAATAATTTCAGGAAACTTACTATTATTTTTTATTTTTAACATATTTACTCTCCTATTAAATAACAATTATTAGCTGATAATAGATATGTTTTTTTATTACTTTTTACTTGAATTTGTTCTCCATCATAATCTTTCCATTTGTCTATTTTTAGTTCAAACTTATCTCCATTATAATTACATACAATCTTATCATAACTATAATTTAAATCTACTATTTGTTTATTACATCCACTTAATAATAAAGTTAGTATTACTCCAAATGCAATTGTTAAAATCATTATTATATTTTTATTTTTTATTATATTTTTCATATTATTTCCTTTCATATTATTTATTCCACCCCAATTCTTCTATTTGTTTGTTTATTGCTCCAAATTCTTTCATTGAATATCTATAATAAGGAGTAAATTGTATTGTTTTGGTACTTAAATGAAATAATATACTAATTATTTCAATTCTTGGTTTTAATGAGCCTATAACATCAATTTGTTTTTTATAGCAAATAATACATTTATTATATTTTTTAGGAAGTTTTTTATATCCTAATTTTTTGAAAATTTCTTTTGCACTCATATTGTTTATACCTCCTAAATTTATTCATTTAACATTCCTTCTACTGCATTAACATCAATTATTGCTAAATTTCTTATTCTTTTACTTTCTAAATATTCGATAGTTCTTTTAATATTTTCTTCTTTTTTTCTTAATAAAAATAAACAAGTTGGACTATTTTCTTCTATTTTA